CTATTAATTATAGGCGTCCTATCCCAGACTAGAGGTTGTGGAACTCCACCTCCTCTAGTCGTACTCCAGTCGAAACGGAAATTTATACAAACCGTTTCGCTGGAGCCGCCGCCGGAGACTCATACAATGAGGACTCTGCGGCGTCTGGCAGTAGAGGAGGTTATCAAGAACCTCCCTGCTGCCGCTGTGACCGGACTCTCGACTAAGTCAAGAGTAACGATCACATCCGCCGCCTGCTGGGAACGTACCCGGAAGGAAGGTGGAACGACAGAGCAGATCAAACAGATCTTAGCTTCTGTCGACCCAATGTCGCAGGTCCGAATTCGGAACCTCGACACTGGAGGGGTCGAATCCTGGAAATTTCCAGAAGAATTCGACTCCGTCGGAGAGTTAATATTTTGGGTCTGCTTAGACCAAACTCTCCGAACACCACGTGAGGAGCTTCGTCAAGCTTTCCTCACAGTGGTGCGCGAGCCTGGTAAAGCTAGAAGCGTTACCAAGGCTCGGGCTTGCCTCAAGATCGTTCTCGATCTTGTAAGCAAGATCTGCGCAGAACCCTTAGCAAAGGGTATTCGCAGTAGTCAATCGGGGATGACAGCGTCAAACCACGGTTGGAATCTCTTCAACTCATTCTCGAATGAGCAGGAGAGACGGGAAGTCTTCTCCCTCTTGCAGAGAGAGGAGACCTCCTTCGAAGGCTATGTCGAAAGGACAGACACCTTCGAGGACCTCTTCATATCTTCAACGGATTATGAGGAGGCAACAGATTCTTTACGACACGATGTCGCAAAGGATCTGGGATATGCATGGATGGTCAAATGTGGCATCCCTGCAGTCCTTCGTGGCATCGTAGTAGAAACCTGCTACAAACCACGAAAAGTCTTCTTCAAGGCCACTGGCCTTTTGGGAGACTTGGGTAGTAGCGAGCCCCTCATGGGGCCCGAAATTCGATCTACTACCCTTCGTCAAGGTGTCCTCATGGGGGATCCCTTGACGAAGCCGGTTTTACATTTAGTTAATGTGACCACCCGGCTCTTGCAGAATCGGATCAATGATCCAGATTTCTACAAGCAACTTCCTAACTATAACCAAATAGCGGAAGTTCTCGAGAAGTACAACAACTAAGTTGTCCCCTCGAGCTATCCCGGTCGCACCATTTGAGAGGTGTCCCAGGGTAACGTATAGCCCCTAACTGGGGAGCATTTACGTTA